ACGCTGTCCACTCTTTATGTAATAGTTCGTCTTGTAAGATCAAGCTGATAATGTTACCATTACCAATAAAGATTTTATTCTCAACCATGGCCAAACTAGTAGCAAAACTAACCATAAAGCGGAATGCTTCTAGACCGTAGCTGGCATGTAAGGCTAACCAAATAGCTTTGATATGCTCACGCTCAGTGATGTTTTCACCTAGTTCTTTGCGACAGTTAATAACATGCAAGGCATCATAGTAATTGCCAATGGTACTGGCCATGCCTACAATTTCTTCAGTATCGTGGATAGTGTTGAATACATCTTTAGGCACATTGTAAATATTACGGATAATATGACTATAGCTCTTACTGTGAATATTAGTTTCAAAGAAACTCCAATTGCTGATAAGTGCTTCTAGTTCCGGGATACTCACCACTGGGCCGAATACTTGATTAGGTGCGCGGCCTTGTAAACTATCTAGGGCTGTTTGACGTAATAGGTTGCTGGTAAAGATATGCTTAACTGCATCACTCGCATCTTTAAAATCATTAGCATCTTTAGTTAGACTAACTTCTTCTGGTTGCCAAAAGAACCCCCTGGCTGTGGTTTCAAAGTTAGCAACTTTGTTATACTTAACTTCTTCAAAGCGTTGGATAGTTACAGGACCTGCCGGATCAAGGAACATCTTACGTTGTAGATAGTTTGTTTTGGTTAATAAATTATATTGTTCTTTACTCATTGATTCTTTTTCCTGTAATCTTCTATTGCACTTTTGATAGCATCTTCCGCCAAGACTGAGCAGTGTATCTTTACTGGCGGTAGGGCAAGTTCTTCAGCAATCTCGCTGTTCTTAATTGCTTGAGCTTGGTCAAGCGTGCGGCCTTTAAGCCATTCAGTAACGAGGCTCGAACTAGCAATCGCACTTCCGCATCCGTAAGTTTTAAACTTAGCATCAGTGATAATGCCATTATCAACCTCTATTTGTAATTTCATCACATCACCGCAAGCAGGCGCACCTACCATACCAGTGCCTACTTTAAGAGAGTTTTTATCTAAACTACCTACATTGCGTGGGTTTTCATAATGTTCTAAAACTTTTTCAGAATAGGCCATTACAGTTTACAGCTTTCGCAGTCCTCTTCAATAAATTCTTCTACTTGACCAGTTTGTAGTGGAGTTGCTTCTACATCTGCTTTTGATCCTTGCTTGTTCACAAGGCTGTAGTAGAAGGTCTTAATGCCCCACAAATGAGCCTGCATCAAGTTTTTAGCAATAAGTGTAGTTGGTACTTTACGATCTGCCCAGTGTGCTGGATTGTAGAATGTATTAGTTGAAATACTTTGATCTACATAGGCCGCAATAACAGCCGCAGTTTTCAAGTAAGCATCACAGTCTTTTTGTTCCCACATCAATTGATATTTGTTTTTCAATTTATGATATTCTGGAACTACTTGAATAAACGAGCCTGCTTTTGATTCTTTAACACTAATTAGGCTCATTGGCATTTCAATACCGTTGGTTGAGTTAATAACAACACTAGAACTTTCAACTGGTGCTACTGCCATTAGGGTAGCATTACGTACACCATATTGTTTCATATCGGTGCGTAGAGTTTCCCAATCTAGTTCTGGAGTAAAGTCAGCAAGTTCATTAACACCCTTGGCACGCAATTCCCAAGGAAATATCCCTTGGCCATAACGTGTTTTTGCTGAATCTTTACATGCTCCGCGTTCTCGAGCTAACTCGACTGTGGCTTCTGTTAAATAGAATGCCTGATGCTCTTGCCATGATTTAACTTCTTGTAAGGCATCTCGTTCTCCATATTTAAAACCACGCTTAGCATGCCAATAAGCAAGATTAGTAATACCAATACCCAATGGTTGTATTTCATCGTTGCTTAGTTTACTCTGAATACTCAAGAAGTCCTGGTAATCTAAAATATTGCACAGACTGCGCTGCAGGATTCGGCAAGCGCGACGCATATCTTCTGGATTCCGAAAAGCACCCCAGTTAATACTACCAAGTGTACAAAGAGCAATCCTACCATTTGAGTCGTCCAAGCGTTTGAATGGCTTGGTGGGTAGTAATATCTCACAGCATAGGTTACTTTGGTAAATGGTATGATATTCAGGATCAAACGGTCCTTGGTTCATAACATTATCGATAAACACAAGATAAATGCGCCCTGTGTCTGTGCGTTCTTTTAGAATGCCGCTTTTAAATACTTCTTCAGCTGACATTACTTTCTTTCTTAGATCTCGACGTTTTTCATACTTAACATAGAGCTCCTCGAATAATTCTGTATTGTTATAAAATGCTTCATATAACTCTGGTACTTCGTTAGGGTCAAAGAAAGTGATCATTTCTTTGTTTTTGAATCGTCTCCAAAAGAATGCCGAAAGTACAACACCATAATCCATGTGACGAACACGAGTTTCTTCAGTGCCCTGATTATTTTTAAGCACAATGAGATCGTCAAACTGATGATGCCATATCGGATAGAACACAGTAGCTGACGCATTTCTAATACCACCTTGTGAACATGAACGTAAATCCCCAAACCATTTCTTAAGGAAGGGGATCATGCCTGTGTGCATGATTTCCCCGCCTCGTATAGGACTCCCTAAAGGGCGCAAACGACCTATCTCTAGACCAATGCCAGCACGTTTGCTGGCATATTTGGCCATCATTTCTCCAGAAGCGAAGATGCTATCCAAATCGTCATCACTACGGATAAGCACACAACTACTAAATTGTTTTGTTGGCGTGCCCAATCCAGCAAGCACAGGAGTAGCAAGAGTGAACAACCCATCAGAAGCCGCATTGTAATATTCCTTAATAAATTTTAATCTTTGATTTGTTTCTTCTTTGTGCATTACTGTTGCGGCAGCAACTATATATCGGACCTGTGGTGTTTCATAAATTTGTTTAGTACTGCGGTTACGTACAAGGTATTTCTCGATTAACTGTTCAATCGCAGCATAACTATATTCTTCGTCTTTTGAATGGTCAATAAAAGAATTCATCTTATCCCATTCATCTTCAGTGTACCAATTAAGTAATTCTTCTGTGTACAATCCAGTAGCTACGTTAGTTTTAACAATTTCATATAAATGCGGAACTTCGTAGTCACCATATACATCCTTACGCAACATACTCAAACGTTGTTTACCTGCTACGTACTGATAATTTACGTGCCCGATGTCTGGATTTGATTCTACGTCAATAAGATCTACAACTGCTCTTAGTGTTATTTCGTCAATTTCACGTGTACTGATACCATCGTAAAAATGTGGCTGTGCTTTAATTTCAATCATTGATTGACTAACATCAGCAATACCAGTACATACTTTAGTAACTTGAGCCTGCCACTTCTCAATTGCTAAAGGCACTCGTGCTCCACTGCGTTTTGTGACTTGAATAATACTCACTTGATAACCTCTTTATTTTAGTATTTGTCTAACTGTAAATCTTTACTTGTGTAACTGTACAGTAATTGTAATTGTTTTTCTTCTATTAGTTCTGTATTTACTGTCTCGTGCGGCCAGTAATTAAGAATATATTTTCCACCGTCAATCCATGCTACGTTGGAACGTGTTTTTGTTTGATAGTCGTAGTAGATACGTAGCTCTAAGTCTACATTTTTATGACTACTAAAGTATATAGTGTACAGGATTCCTAGAGCTTTAGCAACATCACAATAGTAGTTTTCGGCTAACAATTCCCATGGATCAAGCCACATATCTGGTTGATCAGGCGGTAGGTAATAGGTAACAAATGGAGCAGTACTCCACATAGCGTTCACTTCAGCAATGGCCTTATCTAATGAAAGATTGCTGATTTTGTGACGAAAATCCTTCCATTGGATTAAGCGTTCATTAACCCTAAGCATCCAAAAATTTGACCACATATTATGAGTATTGTTTTACGTAGTAGGTTACATTAGCACTGCTACCTGTGCTGGTAGTTACATAGGTTACTTTTGCTATATTACCAAAAGTTGATACACCTAAGATAACACCTGTATTAGCTGTTTCTGAATAGTCATCTTGATACGCAACATTACCACCGTTGTATTGAGTTACACAAAGTGTACCAACACGAGCTGTAGTACCACGAACAATATTATAATCAATCGTCTGTGTACCTAACGAATTAATTATAATAGCAGTATTAGTAAGAGTTGATGTATTATCAGCTAAGGTTGCAGTAAAGAACCCAACCTGTGATTGCAGTGTTGCTACATTAGCCTGTAGGGTAGAAACATTACTTTGTAGAATTGTTACGTTTGTTTTTATTGCAGATAGGTCGGCTCCATTACTGTAGGCAGTAAGAATTTCAGTAATACCAGCTACTGGTGCACCTTCATCTAATGTACCGTTGCCGATAAACAATTGACGTGTATCAATTGACCATCCTAATTCACCACTGGCAAGTTGTGGTAAATCTTCGCTTAGACCTCTGCGTACTTGTATTCTGGAAATTTGAATTACAGCCATGTTCTCAACCTTATCTATATTTTATATTTAGCTGAGTTTGTAATACTGTTCAACTCTTTCTAACCACTTATTAGTCCAATGTTCCCAATCTGCACCCTCTACAGTCCATGTTTGATATTGTACATCCTCGTTGGGTTTAGGGGCCACTGCCATTAGGATAACACCTTGTTGTATATCAGTTCCGTAGGTTTCATTGTGTGCTAGACCGTATGCCGCTAACTGGAGAAAATAGTCTTCAATCCACTCGGTTTTCTTAGGTTTATTAGTCTGTTTGTAGTCTAAAATAGCAGGTTTTGACTTGTAAACTCCGCAGGCATCAGTAGTACCAGCGTAAAGACCACTAACGTATAAAGGAACCTCAATACCCCAAATTTCGTCAACATGTACTAGGCCTTCATTGATGACAGCCTTGGCCATGCGATGCGCCTGTTGACTGTAGGGATTAGTTCCTGGATCGTTTAATGTTCGATTGTTCTGTACGTAATCTTCCAAGAACTTGTGCATACGTGTTCCGCGACCTGCGGCTTCGGTAGTAATTTCCTGTGCCTTCTTTTCGCCAACTGACTTGCGCCAATTATTAAGTGCTTCACGTTTTTCTTGGGGTTTAGTACGGTCTAGAATAGTAGTAACACTTGGAACCTTACTACCGTCTGGTAAACAATAGTGACGTTTGCCATCTACTGTTTCTCTGTTTATGGGGGTGTAATCGTATCGTTTTATCAGCATCTTATTAGTATATAAGGTTATTTGTCAACAGTCAACTTTAATATTCTTGTACTACATTATTAAGCCTATGTTCATCGATGGCTAACAAATATTCTTTTTTCAAATCCTTGTTTGTTAATTGTGTTAATATAAATTTATGATATTCTTTAGAAATTGTCCATTCTTCTACTACTTCTGCGGCACTACATGCAGAAATAATTTTTTCATTACCACCAAATGTTATAGTATAATAAAATTTATCTTCAAGCCAATTATTATATAAATTATTCTCTAATTCAATTGCATATGATGAATTGATAAAGTTATTTACAATTGATTCTGTGTCAAAACTATCATAGTATTTCTTAAATGCAAATTTAGTAGTACATATTACTGAATATATATGTGATAATAAGGACATCTTTACAAAATCACGTTGAGTAAAACTAACACACGATTGTGGAAATTGTCCTTTAAAATATACACCTTCATTTTTTCTAGAACCATAACGTAGACTATTACTATAAACAAAATTAAATCTTTGTTGATAATCAGGATTCCGTGCTGCCGGTGACGTTGCTAACAGTTCATTCATAAAAACTTGCAACAATAACGGTTTTTTGGATATTTCGCTTAGTGTAGTTCGCCATGATTCTACAGTTTGGCCCGGAAGTCCTTGTATTAATTGTATCTTAGAAGGGATAGTAGGATAATATTCCTGTAGTTCATCAATAATTTTAACGTGTTCGGGCCAAGTAATATCGGGACGATCGATGTTCTTTAGTATCGTAGGATCTATATCTTGACATGACATAGTGAATCCCTGTTTAACTAAGTTGCCTTGGGCCAATTGATGATATATCTTTAGATTATTAACTTTTTTTAATTTGCTGTAGTTTCCTAATAAGTTAAACTTAGCACCATGGTTAATGTTTTTATCAGCAAAATATTTTATAATGTCAATATCTTCATCGTATTGGCCAACGTTTGCATCTGATAGATAGATATCATATACTTTTAAATTATAGAATAGATCAATGTCATCTTTAAATGTTCCTTTGCGTCGTGTAGTTTTGTTACCAAATCCACTATTCCAATCGCAAAAAGTACAGGCATACGGACATCCTCTAGTTAATTCGTAAGGGACTGCAACATGTCTATTATGCTGATATTCTTGATTAACCATTCGTGTAAACAGTTCTTGATTGTGTATAAATGGACTATCTTGTAGCATAGATACATATTGATATTTTGCTATTACTTGTTTAGTACCATCTTGCCAAGCAATATTTGACGTGTTAATTGAATGTAGTTTTTTATTATTGACTATAGAATCGATTAGATCATTAAATGCTTGCTCACCTGGGCCATATACTGCATAATCTATAAATGGATATTTTTGAAAATATTCTGGATCTATATTAACTGATATTGCAGGACCACCCACAACTATTTTTATAGAAGGATTAATATGCGGTTTAATTCTTGCTAATTGATCTAATATAGTTTTGTCATTCCAAATATAATGGCTGGTACACAATATATCTGTTCCTTGACACAATTTGATTAATTCGTTGTCGGTTAATTCGACCTGCTGAGGCAATAGCCACTCTAAACTATCAGATAAACTGTGATTATATCTTTCAATGTATGTTTTTAAATAAAGTATCGACGTGCCTAGAAAAACACGATTTGATATCTCTATAGGAGAAGCATAATAGAATAGAATTTTTGTCATATACTGTAACAGTATATATTAATATCTATAATAGGTCAAATATTAAAACTGATCGTCGTCTTCGGGTTCAGCAATAGGAGCACCGCGGTTCTTAGCTGCACGTTTAGCCATATCGTCAACTGATATAACAGGCTCTTGTGTAACATCCGGTGTACTGGTACTATCGGGTGTGTTTGTAGTTGTTTCATCACTGTCAGCATCAACTTCATCACCCCATGGTTGAAGTTCTACTGAATCACGATTGAAACTTTTGATTAGATTTTTTACTGCTGGATTGTCACTGTTTGCTGCTACCAATGCATCATAGTCAAATGTACGGTCAGTATTAGTAACCATATTAATTAATGATTGCGTACGAATCTTTGCCGGAGTTGGTAGATCTTTGTAGCGGTTGCGAATAAGTTCCAGAGCCGTTACTAAATTCGCCTCTGGAACATTGTTTGGACCATGGTGTCCGTTTTGAAACTCGCGTAAACGCATTAGCGTTTTTCTCTGCCCAATTCTTCTGCTCCGCCTGCTGCCGCATCACTTGCAGCAAAGCCATCTGACTCTTCGGAATCAAAATCGCTCGATGGAGGAGGTAATTCACTACTTGGCATACCCCCTGGAGGAGGTAATTCACCACCCAATGACATTGGATTGTCAACTTGCTCACCGCTTAGTACGCGAACGCCAGTGTCAACTCCTTCACGTGCTGTTTGTAGATTTTGCATTAATTGGTTTAATGTTTCACCTACCGCATTTTTAAATGCATCAGCTTGTTCACTACCGATTTGATCGCGGATACTGTCAAGTAATTGTGGAAGTTGTTCATTTTGCATTTTACCAACTTTCTCAATTGTATCTTGTACGCTGTCAACCATATCTTTAGCAGCTAATAGTACTTCAGCATTACTAACTTCACCTTCGTTAAGTTGGTGACGTTGTGAATCAATCCATTGAGCTAAACTTTCACGAACAGTTAACAATTCCATATAACGTGGATTTTGTTCTGCTGTGTGAAAAGCTGAACTATGACGAATCTTGTTTAGATTAGCATTAATAGTTTCGCTTAAACGTTCTGCTTTAGCAATAGATAGTTTGCCAAAATCAATCGAAAAACCAAAACGGCTTTCCATCAATTTGTTTAATTTCTTTGGAGATGTCAAGGACATTTCAGATAGTTTCATAGTTATAAGTTCCTAAACTTTAATATATTTAGCCGAATTAAGACTTTTCTTTAATTGCTTCTTGGTTTGTTCTATACGTGTCATAGTTTCTGTATATCTATTACTATATAGTTCTATTTTCCAATCATCGTTTGCTTCTTGAGCTTGCTTGAATCGATGCCTATATAGTATAGCATCAAATTCCAGTTGCCCTAATAATTTATCATTGTCACGAATTTCTTTAGCCAATGTATAATCTTTTTTATGTAGAACAATACAGTAATAGATTGCATCTTTACGTGTAAAAAAATCAAATATTTGGGTAGGTCCTTCGAATACTGTCCAACATCTATCGTTTTGTTTAATTACTTTAAACTTACCTACTATTAACGTGTCTGCACCAATTTGATAACAAAATGGTAACGGGCTATCACTTAGTCTGGCTAATTCATCCGTGGCAAATCTACGTATCTTTTCAACGTCAAAATCAGCTAACGAGTTTTTTGTAATAGATTTTTCCGGCTTCATTGATTCGAAGTAATACGTCTTTGACTGTTAGGTTGTTAGCAATAACTTGTTCACGCTCATCTAATTCAGATTTTGCAATTAGTTCACCACCAACAAATTGTTCTAATAAATCTCTCTCTTCGTTAGTGATAGGTAATAATACGTTATTTGTTAATTCTACGATTTTCATACAGTTAACCTAGTTTAACTATATTTAGTGTTTGAAGATACTGTTTGTGATAAAACCAATTAGGCCTGCTAAGATAACGCCACCGATAGTGACAAAGATATTGATAGTTTGTTTGTTGCCGTCGATTACATTTTTTTCTGCGTTTAATGCCGTGTTCGTAAGACTGTTCTTGATATCTACTAAATGTAGTTCAAGTTTATCCATACGTTGCTCTAGGTTAGATAGTTTAGATTCCAAGTTGTTGTACCTTATGGCACATAACTCAACGTGGGCTTCTAAGCTCTCTTTTTCAATCTGTGTAGGTGCTGACATATCCGCTTTCCAATAAGCGATGCTTGCTGTGTGCCTTAATAATGTGCCTTAATATGTGCCGTGATGTTGAGTTATAGCATCAATTAATATTTATTTAGGTTGCTAAAGTTTTAAAGTATATGTTATTCCACGGTCCGCTTGGATAAAATATAGGGTTTTTGAATTTTGCAGTTTCAGTTAAATTAATAATAACAGGGGTAATTTTAAAATCATATTTTAATAATCCAAGAACATCAGGGCCTTCAGTATATACATCTTTATAATCTACACCAAATGTAAATGTCCAAATTTTATGTTGTCCGGTATAATTTATACCAAATTGATAATTTGAAATATCAGCAATAGTGTTTGTCGTAGAGATAATTGTAGGCTGTGTTCGTAAACTAATGATTTGTTGTATAGTTTCCCAGTTACGCTGTTGATTGCGTTCTAATTCTTTTTCTGCAGAATAGGTTATTTGCCTAGTCGGAGTAATATCTACTAAAGTGTAACCTTGATAATGATATAATTGATTGTTCACAAAGATATTTATAGCCAATTAAAAAGCCCTTATAAAAAGGGCTTTTTAAGACTCATTTTACTAAGTTTTAATTAGTATGTGAATAGTGCTACTGTTGTACCTGAAACACCTGAACCGTTCACTGATGTATTGCAATAACCTTGTAGGCTGTATGAACCAGTTGTATCTGAAGGTGCAGCACCTGAGATAGCAACACGGAAAGCGTTAGTTGTTGGAGTACCAATCAACTCAATTGAACCAACTTGTTCAATTGCACGGATTAACAATTCAAAATTGCTGTTTGGTGCATACGGTGCAACACCTACGTTAGCTAATGTAACTGTGTAGTGTGTAAGGGTACGACCTGTGATGGTTAAATTACCATTTAAACCATCGGTTGGTTGTGGAAAACCATTTGTGCGTGCTAATGTTGTCATTTTGTAAATCTCCTAAATTATTTTACGTCTTACGACGCTTACATTTATTTATCATTTCGATAAAAAATTAGTCCTAGAGAACTCTAAACGATCTACTAATTTAATAGCGCCTCCGTCGTGCCCAATTGCCACAAATCCTTCCGGAGCAGTTACTTTATAACCGTCGTTGGTTTTTTGAAATGTACCTATACCTTCTACTTGTGCTAATTTGCGTAATAGAATATGTTTCATTTCGATAAAACGTTTATACACAGCCAATACACCTAATAGATTATTACTATTGTCTGCCATCCATTGTTCTTTTTCTTTAATCTTAGCTAAGCGATTTTGCGCCGCACGCCCTTGTGGGCCTCCCGATAACTCCTCAATTCCTTTCATTAATTCATCTGTATAATGAGTTAAGAATTGTTTAAGGAAACGTGTAGGATCTTCTACGTGCGATCCCTGACGTATCATTTTGTTTATAAATGGTTTGATATTTTTAGCAAACTCTTTATTAGTTAAAATTATATCAAATCGTTCTTGGCCAATCTTTTCCATAGTTGCCAATGTAGCCGCTTGATATTTTCGTATATGTTGGTTTTCGCTAGGAGTTAAACTGGCAATACCAGTATAATCTTTATATGTAGCGTCATCAAACCATACATCAGCATTTTGATGATAACCTGATACATTTATACCAAATGTGGCCTGCATAGTATCAATTTGATCACCTTCGTAGGCTGTGTGAAATATAATGCCAATCTTAGCACGTGCAATGCGTTGGCCTAGTACGCTGTTAACTGGCACTGCGTAGGTAATTGTATTTGGTGTAAACACATAACAATCTTCGTTATTAACATTTACTGTAGATATATCACCTTCTGTAAACATTAAATCACCCTGCACTACACCACCAATGCCCAATTTAGGCAAGTATTTTAATGCTTGTTCTAATTTGCTGGCTAATTCAGGTTGTTCCCCATACCAGTGCTGTATGTCTTTACTTGATTTACAACGCTTGGGTTCACCTTTGGCAAATACTGATTTGGTACCTACAAAGAAACGACTATCTGCTGGGTCAATACCGCAGATAATAGCCGGACTACCATCCCATTTAACTGTTAGCTTAGTAGTTGTACCTGTGCCTTCTGCTAACATATGACGTAGGCTTTCTACATAATTAAGTGCTTCAATTGCACCTGCATATCCACTATTAAAGATCAAATCTTCTAAATGTTCAAGGTGAACATTCTTTGCCGATTCAGTTAACAACCACTTAGGGGTTTCTTTTCTAATTTCAAATAATTTCATTATATACTTTACGTTTAAATTCTGCGTATTCTGCAAGACCCTGTGATTGACGCTGTCTTAATGCGGCTTTAATTGCATCCTGTGATGACTGTACAGAATTGTCAACAGGCGGATTTTCTACTGTCTGTGCGGCATTACGTGCATCGCGTGCGGCTTTACGTTGTTCACGTTTGCGTTGAGCGTTAGCAGTTTGGCTTAGTTCTTGCCCTGCCTTACGACCACCTGTGTGTTTCTTTTCAGGCTGTTGCTGTGTTCTTCTATTAGATGTAAACACTGCTGGTTCTTCATCGTCATCTTCTGGTTCTTCTACATCAGTGTCAGCGGGTTCTGGTTGTGTCTGCACACCAGCACTTCCTCTACTTGCGGGATTCTGAACACCAGACATTTGTCTATTCTGATATTGCGTTTTTGCTAATCGTTCAAGAGTATCAATGGTGTTTTGATCAGTTATTTCACCACCATCTTCTGTGTACCACTTACCATCTTGGTCATTCTTAGTGATAGTTTCACCACTTTTTGTTTTGATTTGAATAGGTTTAACTGTTGGACTAGGTTTAGAAGGAACTGGTTTTCTTCCTGTTGCTTGATCAAATGCAGCATCAAGTTCTCTAGCATCTTTAGGATCAATAATATCTTTAGTATTCCAATCTTTCCAACCTTTATTAGTTTTTTGATATTTTTGGCCGTCGATATCTAACATGCTCTTATTTGGGTCCCATGACACATTAGGCGTTTGTTCACCAGTCTTGCTATCGACAGGTGCAGATGTGGTTGTATAAGGGACATTCAGATCTGCTATTGGTTGTTTGTCTAATGCATCTAATCCTCTTTGCGGTTTATTAGTAAATGCTGTATTGGCACGTTTATTAGCATCAACAGCATTAGCTGCATCAACTGCACCAGCACCTCTAAGGAATGACCCTAATGCGCTTCCGCCTGCTCGAGGCGTACCATTTGCGGCCTGAGCAGTTAATTTGTTGCTCAACAATTCATCTTCCTGATCTTTAGCTTGCTGTGCCTGTTGCTGGTCTACTTCTGTTGCATAAGGTATATTCATTGACTTGTATGCTTGTGCAATATCTTCGTCACTAACACCTGCAGATTTTAACGCTGAAGCAATTGCATCACTGTCAGTTGGACTACCAGCCGCTTTCCATGCTGATTGTAGTTTATCAAGTGTAATTTTATTAGTCATATTTTGACCAAATTGGGCAGCTTTTTCCTTTGCAGCTTGGGCATAAGGTGATGCAATATTCTTAGCACCAGTTGCCGCTCCTTTAGCCATGCCAGCAATTCCACCAAATGCCTGTTTAGCACCTGCTTTAAATTTATCCCAACCCTCGCCTTCAACTAAAACAAACAGTTGTAATACACCTGATTCTGTTAGATGAACACTGTTGCGTCTACGTCCTAGGCTTTCATTCAATGACCACATACGCAGAGTCATATCACGATCAATGCTTTCGTTCATAGCATCAACACCGGGTCTTGTAGCTACTAATTTACCTGCTTGATTGTATATATTAAGATCTATTCCGTCAGTTTTATATGTAAATTTGTCTAATGGGAATTCTTTTTTAACACCGGCTGGAATATCCCAAGGACTTGCTGGCTGTAGTCCAGTTGTATGTTGTTGTAGTGTCGTAGTAGTTGTTTGTGGTTGATTGCCCTGTACAGCCTTACCAACTTGGCCTGCGGCATAGGCCATACCACCAGTTTTAATTCCCTGTCCCACTGCGGTGCTAAATTTCTCACCCTGCAATAACTTGTCAGTCATCTTCAATAGACCAAGCGCGGCTGCTCCGCCTGCTCCAGCACCACTGATACCTGCGGCCGCAATTAGTGCGGCATAGATTAATTTTTGTGCTGTAGGGTGTGCTTTAGCAAAGTCTCTGTACTTTTGTACATATTGCATTACGCCTTGATCACCACCAGTAGCTGTTTTTAATTTGTTAGCAACGTCATTATATGCCGCATCTACATTCTGCATTGGACCGCTGTTTTGTACTTTACCTACTAGGTCTTTGTATGCGGCCTGTACTGCTGTGGCTACGTCTTTGCCCTTGCCGATAGTTGTTCTATTATTGCCACCAGCGATTGCGCCTTGTTCGATTTGTTGAAATAGATTTGAAATTTGTTGTGGAGATAACTGTGCCTCAGCAATAACAGAACCAACACTTTCCCATAGTTGCATAGATTTTTTGTATTTAGGTGTTAGACCTTCGTACAGGTACTGGTTCTTGTTTACTGCAACTTCATTAATCTTCATCTTTTAACTTCCTAATGCCGCGGCTAAATTTCTGCGGATCTTGGCCTTTGATGGCATTAAGCAATCGACGTTCTAGTTCGCCTGCTTGTTCGGCG